AATATTCTTCTTTACCAACATGGTAATCTAAACCACAATCAATAAAATCAAATACATTACCAAAAATATGTATTAAATTTTTTTCTCTTAATTTCTGTGCATACTTATCACTGTCTAATGAACTAATAACTTCAAATCTCCATCCAAGATTATAAAGTCTGTTTACATATTCGACAGAATCTTTATATGCTGGAATAAAACCTACACAACCAGACTCATTAAATTTTTTAACTTGCCTAGTTGCTTCATCTTCAGTTATTCCATATCTTAATGATTGCCCATAATGATGATCTGTATTTGGTATTCTTTGGTGTCCATGTTCACCCATCCACACATCAAATGCATATGCCCAATCTAAAAGAACACCATCACAGTCTACAATAATTCTTTTATCCATTTGATTTTAAAATAGAATACTTGGGAAGTTCCTCATACCACTTCATTAAGTGTCCGTACTTTTTATCAAAGAGTTCTTTTATTTCTTGACTAGAATTTGTCCAATTACTAGTTCTTTGTTTAAATTCAAAGTCTGGATGCCCATCAGAGAATCCCCAAAATTCCTTAACTCTATTCATTATATCAACATCATTTAAAGATTCATATTTAATAAACATCAAATCATATTTTCTACTATCATTGTTCAAATATCCTTCAGCATGTTCTTTATAGAAAAAAGCATCATAAGGATCATTTAAATATTCAATAAGACTCGGTTTATTTTTTTCAAAATATTTAAAATCGGATCCTGCCTGTGCAGCATGATGGATTGTCCAACCTGGATCTTTACTTAAACAATAAATTGTATAATCATACGGATTTGCAATCACATATAAAACTTTATCCCCTTCTTGATATAATTTTTTCCTATCAATTGGCAAAAGAGATGATAAAAAAGAAATATAATTTGGATCTCTACCATGAGCATTATATTCAAATCCATCAATAATAATTGGAAATGGCGTTTTTGCCCATCTCATGATTCCCCAGGAAGAACATCCCCCTTGACTGATAATATAGTTCATACGTTTCTTCTATTAATAAATTTGTAAATTTGATTCCAAGTTCCAAGGTCAACATATTCATCAACCTCAATTGCTTTTGAGTTATATATAGGGGTATTTTTAATCTCACCCACAAGAAATCTATGGTTAAGAGTTGATTTTTCCATAAACTCTATACACGAATCAAAAACTCTTTTTCTAAATGCGAAAGAACACCAAAAAGCATTAAATTTGTCTAAATTTTCCTGAGGTTTATCTTCATAATCCAAAACTTGATTATTATCTGAAATAATAAGTGCTCCTTTTGTTTTTAACATGTCAGCACATTTTTCTCTTTTGAAGAAAAACGTAAATCCAGTTTCATTTAAACTGGTGTTTACAAGATCAAGAATATCATCAGAAGTTTTCATTTTCAAAAACGTGTCTGGAAGAAGAACTAGATTCTTTTCTCCAAAAAGATGTTTAGCACTTTTAATAGATCCAGTGTACTCAGTCTCTGTTGGATTGAAATAAGTAAATGAGATATTAAATCTGTGCTTATAACGACTTAAATATTTTACAATTTCAGTTTTATTTTCGTTTAGTGTAATTACGAATTGAACATCTCTACGTCCATAATTTGAAAATAAATCAAAACTATAGTCAATAAGTGACTTATGTTTTTCTATGGAAAAAACTTCCTTTGGATATGGAAGAGAAAGACGGGTTCCTTCTCCCGCACAAGGAAGTATAACAGTAAGATCAGACATTAAATAATCTCCCAACCTTTACGATATAAATCTTTAATGTCTTTAGTTCTTTTCAACTCGTCACCAAACCAATCACTTGGAGAGACTGTTTTTTTACTGTTTGCAAGATAAGATCCCCACCAACTATATGAACTATTAGCAATAATATGATAAGTACACATAGTCATTAGACAAAGATCAATACCAGTATTTTTTGTATCTGAAATGAAAAATCTATCAGATTCGAATATTTTCTGTTCGTGGCACCAATCTGAATCATCAGAAAAAATACAAACTGGAATGTCTTTATCAAAATACTCTAAAGCTTTTTGATAATATTCTAATGTTTGAACTGGGTGATTTGGATTAGTTGTGTAATCACCCCTACGAACATGGAGAGAAATTACATCACTAGATTCAAATAATTGATCAAAACACTGCTTGGAAACTTCTTGTATTTCTTTTTTAAAGGTAAAATCTTTTCTGATTTCATCTTCAATATGTTCAAAATATTTCTCACATTGATAATATCCAAACAAGTCTATATTATCTGGACAATTAATAAACAATTCGCTATCAAAACTAAACATTCTCTCAGGTAATCTCGAAAAATTACCCAAAGACATATTATTAGTTTCTTCAATATGAAACAAATCATACATAATCAAATCTGATGATTTAACGTTATCATCATTTACACCAAAATATGTTCTGGGAGGGATGCAAAAATCATATCCACGATTCCTAGATATTCCTTTCAAAGTAGCATATTGAAACATCTGATTTCCAATTCTACCTAGATTACCTATACTATTAAACGATAACATTTTCTTTATACCACTGATAAGTTGATCTAATACCCTCACGGAGACCAATCTTCGGTTCCCATCCAAGTGCCTTGATCTTATCCACATTCAAAACTTTACGAGGAGTTCCATTTGGTTTAGTCGTATCCCACTCAATATCACCCCTAAACTCAACAATATCAGAAATTGTATGTGCAAGTTGTTTAATTGTTACGTCCTCTCCAGTACCTACGTTAATATGCTCTGATCCATTATAGACCTGCATACAAGTATAACATGCCTCTGCCAGATCATCAACATGCAGAAACTCTCTCATAGCAGATCCATCACCCCAGAGTTTCACAGTACCATAATAAGGTCCACCCATATCAATAGTGTAACCATTCTCTTTCATATAATGAAACTTGGCAATCATTGCAGGAAGAACGTGTGAGGTTTCTAGATCAAAATTATCATTAGGTCCATAAAGGTTAGTAGGCATCAATGAGATGGCATTGAACCCATACTGCTGACGATATGCCTGACACATCATAATACCAGCAATCTTAGCAATTGCATAAGCATCATTTGTAGGTTCCAGAGTACCAGTCATCAACTGATCTTCTGTAATCGGTTGAGTTGCAAACTTAGGATAGATGCAGGATGAACCAAGGAACAAAAGTTTCTTTACACCGAAAATATAAGACTGCTGAATAAGATTGGTCTGGATTTGGAGATTCTCAGTCAGAAAGTCTGCCTTATAGTTGTTGTTTGCCATAATGCCACCGACTTTAGCAGCGGCAACAAAGACATACTCAGGTTTAACCTCCCGAATAAATGCTTTAGTTTCTCTTTCTTTTGTGAAATCTACCCAAGATCTTGTACCAAGAACAACATTAGTATATCCCTTACTTCTTAAATTTCTAACAATTGCAGATCCAACCATTCCGTTAGCACCGGCAACTAAGATTTTAGAATTACTGTCCATAAATGCACATATCCTCAACTAATTGTTTAAAAGAAATCTTTGGTTCCCAACCTAGTTTTTCCTTTGCCTTAGTGGCATCACCCAATAAAGTCTCAACTTCAGCAGGTCGGAAATATTTAGAGTCTACACGAATAACTACTTTTTTAGTATTCCAATCATACCCAACTTCATCAAGACCCTCACCCATCCATTCAATATTCATACCAAAATATCCTGCTGCTTCTTGAACAAATTCACGGACAGAATACTGAACACCAGTAGCAATTACATAATCATCCGGTTCATCCTGTTGAAGCATCAACCACATTGCTTCGGCAAAATCTTTAGCATGACCCCAATCGCGCTTTGCATTTAAATTCCCGAGATATAATACATCTTGTTGCCCAGTTGAAATATATGATAATCCGCGAGTGATTTTTCTTGTGACAAAAGTTTCTCCTCTTCTAGGGGATTCGTGATTGAAAAGAATTCCAGAACTTGCATGTAATCCATAAGACTCTCTGTAGTTTTTGACGATCCAGTATCCATAAACTTTTGCAACTCCATAAGGTGAACGAGGATAAAATGGTGTGGTTTCTGATTGAGGAATTTCTTGCACTTTACCAAACATCTCTGAAGTAGATGCTTGATATATTCTCGTTTTTTTCTCCATGCCCAAAAGGCGAACTGCTTCAAGAATGCGAAGAGTTCCAAGAGCATCAGTTTGACCAGTATATTCTGGCATCTCGAACGATACCTTTACATGACTTTGAGCACCCAAATTATAAATTTCATCTGGTTGAACTTGCTGAATAACTCTTACAAGATTTGTAGAATCAGTCAAATCACCATAATGAAGTTTAATGTTGTTGTAAATGTGATCAATTCGATGAGTATTAATAAGAGAACTTCTCCGCACAATACCATGAACTTCATAACCTTTTTGCAAAAGTAACTCTGCAAGATAAGACCCATCTTGTCCAGTAATACCAGTGATTAAAGCGATTTTATTTTTCATTTTAGATTGAGTAATTTGATCTAGTCAATACGATAATTTTATCATTATTATAGTCAATTAAATTTTTATTAGTATGGTCGAATTCAATAAATGAAATGCTATCATAATATTTGTCATGCCCATAATTTTTTATTTCAGAAATATAACTCTCATCAGAATTATTTTTATCAATATCTTCAATAATTAATGTAGAATTGGGCAACAAATAATCAACACAACCTCTAATCAATCTGATCTGATCCCAGAAAAAATGACTGGCATCGTCGATCAATATATTAAATTTAATTTGAGTTTTATTAAATGATTGTTGAATTGATTCTTCATAAGATGTGTGCATATAATCATAAAAAACATTATGTAAATTATGACTTTTTGCATTTTCTAAATGATCATGATTGCCATCCCAAGCATATATGTTTGCATTTGAAAAATACTCTCTCCACATTTTTATAGAAGAATTATATAATATTCCAACTTCACCCAAATTTATTTGGTCATTTCTAATATTAGAAAACAAAAGAGAATAGAATGGTGTATAAGAGTGTCTATAATATTCACTCGTCAAATCATTATATGGAGATTTATCAGTTCCATATTTCGCACCTATCTCACACAATTCAGTTTTATTTGTATTGCAATTTATATAAAATTTATTAATATTCATAGTTTAGTTTTGACCGTATTTTTCTAAAAGTTCGGGAGAATATTGAAGAATGTCTTTAATGTCTTTCTCTTCTCGTTTCGCCCTTTCAAGTTCATAAACTCTATTACGAAGTTCCGTGGTGGAATACTGATGCCTTCTTAGATGATAATGAATTTCAATATCATTGTCAATACAATATTGCCTGCCAGTAAAATCAATATTCTTATATTCTTCACTCAAAAATCGAATATGAAAAGTCTGAGTCTTTATTAAATTAAGAAGATCCGCTTCCGTATCATAAACAATAATTTCATCAACATACTTACATCCCTGAACTTGAGTATATCTTTCGTAGATAGACTGAACAGGTTTATTTTTTAAACCTGGTCTATCAACTGTTGGATCAACTTGAAGTGCCACTTTTAAATAATCGCACATTTCCTTTTCCATCTTGAGCATTGTTACATGCCCAGCATGAAAAAGATCAAAACAACTACAATTAAATCCTATTTTCATTATACATGTTTTTTTATTATTATACAAAAAAAGGAGGTTGAAGTCAACCTCCTCCAAAATTCAGGCTCGCCACCAATTCTTTCGCTGGAAATTGGAAACCAGGCGGGGTAACCTCATCCGCACCACTTGCTCTTTAGAGAAGCAAGAAACTCCGAGGGTCATTTGACCATCCCGACCAGGGTTTTTTACATGTCTCCATCATGGGCATATTGGGGATGACTCCACCAGTACTGTTATAGTCCATCCGTGACTGAAAAATCAAACAACTACTCCTTCAGACTGAAGATCTTGGGAAAGATGCTCCATAAGAATATCGTAGTCATCTAGAGGTTCTCCAGAAAAAACAATTCCTTCATTTTGATAATAGCGGAAAAGTTTTTTATACAATTTTGGATTTTTCACATCCAAATAAATGTCACCATTAGCTGCAGAGCAAAGAGCAGAAATGTCTTTTTTAAATTTTTGCGTAAGAACCATTGCCTTAACTGATTTACAGATCCATTATAGGGGAATTTTTTTGCGGTGTCAAGTAATTCAAAAATTTTAACTGAACGTAATGGTTGCGCCGACCCCCTTGCCATGAAATAGTGCGTATGGTTCATCATAACTATAAACCACTGTCCACTTATTATCAGACAAATCATATGTTCCAGTGCTAACTAAATCTGCCCATGTAGATCCAGAATTTATAGCGGTATATAAAGATTCAGACCAAATATCTAAACTATATCCAGTACCAGGAAATTGTTGTCCTGGATGAGCAACACTTCTCCAAGTAACATATGTTCTGCCAACACTAGCACCAGGATTATCTGGATACATCTCAAACTGAACTGGAGTAAAAGAAAATAGTCCAGGTCCTGCACCAACTGCACTAATATTGTTGTTAGTAATATCATCTACAAGGGCACCTGATGTATTGGTTACTTCAAAATATCCTGTCCAACTATCTACTTCAGGGCAAGAAATAGAATAATTAATTGTTGCCATAATTTTTTAATTTAATTCTTTTTATTATGTATATAGGCTATTCCACAAAAAGGAATTAAAGTTAATCCCGCACCACAAAGACCTATCCACAATGGACTTGAAGCAAGTGTTTCTACAATATGAAAGATCATATTCCTCTCCAGTTTTTATATTCATAATAAAAATATTGATCGACTTCATTAAGACCCACTAAAGGAGCATTTGAACTACTCTCAGACCACTCTATACAAAACTGAGTGATATTATGATCATGCATGATGCGATGTCCATGAATTCTTACAAAAGCAGACATTGCAAAATGGTATCTCTGTCTAATGTGAGGTTCCATTTCCCTTATATTCTTCTGTATCATAATACCCTCCTCGTGTGCCGAAATGGAGTGTTGCTAATACAAATGGTATAGAAGCGAATATAAGTGCTTTTGCGAGTAACATATCAAGTCGGTAAAATAATTGGTTCTGATACTCCCCCAGTTAAAAGAGGAGACTTTAAGACTTCCCATTTGAGATAAACAACAGTATCAACCATCCACCAGAATGCAATAGTACATAAGAAGATAGTAAGAACTGTTGAGGCAATACTCAAAACAAGATTAAATTTCTTTGCCTTAAAATGATTAATGACTCCCAAAGCCATGATCAATAAAAGGACTTCGTAAGTTATGTAATTGTAGTAACTCATTGTGGATATGCGTTGCGAAGTCCCCAGTTTATAAAAATTGATATAAGACTGAAAATGCAGAGTGTATAAAATAGCAAGGATGTTTTTTCCATTACATTCCTCCTCCGTTTCTAAATCCAACTAAGTAACCAATAATCAAACCACACATAAATGCTACAAACATGTATAACATGTGTGATACAAACTCAATAAACTCAAACCATTCTGTCGTACTCATCATCATCCTCGTAGGTAGATGGTTCCTCAAAAAGTTCAATCATTTTTTGTTGAAAAATTCTTTCTTGAAGTTCTTTTAAATCTTCCTCGGTAATCATTTATCCTTTAAAAGTTCTTCTATTCGTTTACGCATGTTCTCACTATCCTGTTTCAGATAATCTCTAAGAGAATAACCACGTTGACCTCTCATGATACATGTACCCTGATAGAACATCGTGGTAGCAAAGATTAATAGTAATACAATACCAATTATTTCAGGGTAATGTTTAGCCATGGCAGTACGGGAGGAATTACACCTATAAGTCTCAAAAGTCCTTCAGCAAATAAAGCAAGAACCACCCAACCGACGCACATACTAATGATAGAAGCATTACGGTTGTGTCTTCTGATAGCTGCATCAATCATCTCCTGAACTTCAGCACGACTTACTAACTCGTCTTGAGGTTCCATCACAGTTCATCTCCAAGAAACTTTGCCAGAGGGTCTCTTCTGGTTTTTACAATTTCTACAGCTCTTTTGTAGAACATATTGTCTGTGTTGCCAGACTGTTCGAAGGTCTCCTTGATCTTCACCCAATTATTATAGGTGTGCTGATCCATAGGTTCTATCCTTGGGATACTACTAGTTATGTTAATAGATACTTTTACTTTGTCAAGTTTGTGTTGATTCCAAGAAAGTGCTTAAGATAATCTTAAATTTTGTAATATTTCTAAAAATTTTAAACGGAGAGAAGGCGAGTCGAACGCCTAAGGGCTTTAACACCTCAACGCTTTTCAAGAGCGGTTCCGTCACCAATCGGATTGTCTCTCCAAATAAGTCCTCAACGGACTTCAAAATCTAAACGTCTTACTTTACGTTGACGACGTTCTTCTTGCCATTGAATGTCTTCGTTGGTAAGTACACCAGATTTTGTTTTGTTATGATAAGAGTTTAGCATAATAACCTGAGATAAGTCAACTGCTGAAATTTTATCTCCACGAATGGTTGTCATGTTTGAACAACCACATGTTACAGTTCTATTCTGATGCCCCTCTATCTCCTTCCCACAGGAGCGACATCTAATTTTTATATTTTCCATAGTTAATTTATCAATTTATTATATATTATTGAAGTGGTGCTTGCTGTGGAATTTGCTCTTGAGGTTGTTCCGTAGCAACATCCTCTATTGCCATTTTTTGATTTTTTTCCGTGATGGATCTCAACATCCACACAAACTTACCATGTGATTCCATCAAATCTTGAAGGAGATTTTCAGTTGCATATGATCTCTGTGATCCAGCTGCTTCTGATGCTTCTGTTAAAAGTTCTAAAAAGATAAGGTTATCGGCAAGAAGTCTTTTAACCATATCATCAGATTTAGTGATTGGTTTTCCAGGAAGAATTTGCTTTTGACCAAGTTCATCCATTTGGACAACATCAGAACCTTGACCAACTGTAGAAACTTCCACAATTCTTGTAAGAGTTCCAACTGGACGAATATTCAAAAATCTCATGTGTTCGGCAAGACGATCAATCTCTCCAAACATTGCTTCATATTGTTCACCAAATAATGTATGAAGTTGCTGGAAATCAGAACCAACCACATTCCAATGAAAAACCCAAGTTTTATGAAACAATACAAAAAGATTTGAATGAATATCACTCAGTAACTTGTATAAACCTTCCATGTAACCAAATACTTTTTTCAAGTATTTATATAATGGGCGATACTGGAATCGAACCAGTGACTTACCACTTGTAAGGAGGCCACTCTACCGCTGAGTTAATCGCCCTAACTTCTTAATTGTAGCATATGTTCTACGGTTTTGGCAACATCTTCCATTGCTAACCGTAAGTCATCTCTTTGCCCTGATTCTTG